CCGGTCAGCAAGGAGTTGCAGGATTAAAAGGTGATAAAGGGGATCAGGGACTACCCGGCGAGAAGGGGGATACTGGACCACAAGGTGAAAAAGGTGCTCCTGGTAAAGATGCCACTATTCCTGATATGCAACCTCATGTTGCTAAGATCGAGAAGAACTTTCAGAAGTGGCAGCAGAACGTAAACAAATCTCTTGCCACGATTGGCGGCGGTGGTTCAAATAGACTGATGCAAAACGCAGACGTCGAATACAAAAGATCATCTAATGTAGATGATAATATGATCTTGGTCTTCCACTCAGATCGTAAAAAGTTCGTTACCGAGTCACTACAAGATCTAATAGACAGGATAGAGATTACATTGGAAACTAAATACGACAAACTGGTTGATGATGCAGCACCGTATGTATACATAGGTGAAGCTGCCCCCGGTTCAACTCCTGCGGCCGCCGCTTGGAGGATTAAACGAGTATATGAAGATTCTAATGGGGATCTTGAGATCCGTTACGCCAATGCAGATACAACTAGCTTCTCTCTTATTTGGGAAGATCGGACTACTTACTCATACGTATAACCATATTAATACATAAATAGTAGCATTGAATATCTAGATAATTTTAGCTAAAATACTTTAAAGAGGGAATCACATGGCTTGGGTCGCAACAGACTGGAGTATAGCCGTTAATGGGAATATTCGCTATATAGGCGATGACCATAACGGTATTGCTCCGTCATATCTCACAGTTATTGAGTTCCACCGCCAACTGCAAGACTATGCAGATGATCAAGCGGCTTCCGGTGATGATATCTTGGACATCTCAGATCTGACACCATCAGATCGTTCAACCGATAACATTATCACGCTGCTAAATAATTTTAACATAGACGATACTGCTGCAGAGCATATCTACGATGGTTCTATTATTCAAGCTGGTGGTGATACCGTATACGACGGTATTGTGAACTTTGGTAATCCACAAGTTGAAATCGGGATTCTGCAGAACGGTACTGTTCTGGTAGATGACTGGTGGAACTTTGGTGGATTTTTCGGTAGTGCAACTGGTGGTTCTGTGACCACAATCGTTGATACCGGTTCAGGTTGGACGACGAACGAATGGTTTGGTTATGTTGTACATAATACGACTGATGGTTCATCTGGTATCGTCACATCCAACACAACAGATACGCTTACCATTTCAGGTGGTATGCACGGTGGTACAGCTGATATTAACGCTGGCGCAGACTCTTACTACATCGCAAAGGGTTTAAACTCTGATGCTGGTAACGGTATCTCACACCGTTTCATGGTTAAGGTTCGTGAATTTGGGGCTAACCTCGACTCACGTAAAATCATCGGTTTTTGTCGTACTTTCGGTAAGACTTATGGCGAGTTCGCAATCAACGCTACCGCTTCAGGTAACAACGTATTGGCGCTATCAGATTCAACCGACTTGAACAACTCTACCGATGGTAAAGCGATCTTCACTTCTGCAGCGTTCGTTTCACCGTTCTCTACGATTAGTAACTCGATCGCAGACGGTGACGTTCAGCTAGTCGACGTAAATAACGATACCGTTAATGAGGAATACTACTCAAAATGGTCTCGTAATTCAGCCTCGATTAACCAGTTCTACGAGTACTGTAAATACATCACCAGATATGGTGCAGACGAAACTACCGAATTGACTTCGGATTACGGTTTCGGTGGATCACTATTCCGTGGTGTTACCCATACATTTGCTTACGATGGTCTAATTGGTACTGCCCCAGTTATTGGAGACCGCTACGCTTGGGGTTTAAAAGTAACCCATGGCGCTATCACTGGTTTATTTGCAGAGGGTGACGCGGTATCATTCGCTTCAGGCGCAATCGGTCGTGTTCTACTTACCACTGCAACTAACATGGTCGTTCGTATACAATCAGGTACAGCTGGTGGTACGGATGCTATAACCAACTTATCTCAGTCTGGTTCAACAACCGCTTCAGCCGTTACCGGAGAAACATCCGGCGGTGGTTCAATGTACGTATTGGCCGAAGATGGTACCTCAGACATGTATGTTCAGTTATTGAATGGTACAATGGCTGGTGATAACGCGGTACTATATCGTGATGGTGGTACATACGGAGATACGGTAACGGTTGCAGGATCTGCGACTTCACGTACTTTATCATATCCCTTTATCGGTGCATCAACCGGTTCTGCACTAATTGGCGCATACGGTGTTGGCGTAGCAACCTCTGGTTTAACCCAGAATGATTTGCTTACCTCATTGGATGGTATTACATATACCCCGCCAAACTTCGTAAACTTTACGGTTGGTGGTCTAGTATCAGGTGAAGACCGAGTATTGGTAACCTGGGAAAGTATTGGTACTGTTGATAAGGCTCAGTTATCCGCTTCAGGTCCAATTGTTGGGGCAGCTACTGCGTCGGTCGTTGTACAAGAAGCTATCCCATCGGATACGCCTACTACTGGTTCAATACGTGTAGTTAATGATGCTGGTTTTGATGTATACCTTGCGTACTCAGCTTGGTCAGGTTCTACATTTACATTATCTGGCACTTACGACTTCTCTGGTACAGACCAGAATGCTGGCGTTGCTAATGGTAATGACTTGTATATCACATACATTGATAAGCTTGCAGGCGCGGCAGAAGAGACGTTCACGGTGGTTTATAACACCGACCGATCACTCTTTATCCGAGTTCGTGATGGCGGTGGTTCGCCAATTAAAACGTTCGAAACAACTGGTACTTTATCATCAACAGGTGGTTCAGTAACAGCAATTCGTACAGCAGACGTATAATAAGAGGGTTAAGTAGTGGGTGCACCATCGATTTCATTTAATGGAATAAGGATTAATGCCTCGGATTCGAGCACTGGATGGTCAAACTGGGGCGCAACTGGCCCCTCACCTGCTGCTGAAGCCCAATTAGGATATCAAAATTCCCTAGCAGTGAATAAGAAAGTTAATAGTAACTCGCTAGGGGGTTTACAATTTGCAACTGGTACTGGTGCTGATCTGACTAGTGCCAGTAACCCTTTATGGTTTGTAAAGGTAATTGTTGCTGACTCATTCGATCTTAATACGACCGAAGGAGTTAGAGTGGCAATTGGTAATAGTAATTCGAATTATTATCATTATAATGTATCGGGATCCACATCAAATAATTCATCATACGGGCAATATCCTCCGCAGGGTGGATACCTAATTACAGCCATCAATCCGAATATAGTAGCTTGGCGGGGCGGAACAGTCGGCACCGTTACCCTAACAAATATACTTTGGTATGGCGCGCAAGCTGCCTTTATTAACGGTTTGGCAAAAGCGGAAAACGTGGCACTAGATGCTATTGACATAGGTACCGGACTAACCGTGGTTGACGGGGTTGGTGCCGCGGGTGATTTTCTAGATTTTATAACTTATGACCAAGATACCATAGTGAATCGATACGGGGTTGTTACCGGGTCTGGTTCACAGGTTACAGCTCACGGTCTTTTAACTATAGGCGCGGTAGGAACTGCAACCGAGTTTTTCGACGATTCCTCTATTGTTATCTTTCCAGATGGTTATCATTCTGAAGGATTGGTAGGAGTTAGTTGCGACATACAGAATGCTGGTTCTGATATAGTAATCGGCACACTTATGATTGGCCAGGGTACGATACAAGCTAATCCAACCGATGATACTAGGCCCGATTTTTCAGTGGTGGGTACATCAGGTACCTTTGAGTTCTATGGAACCCTTCGTAACTTTAATAATGTTACCTTTACGTCGGTATGTGATGTACATGATGCCATTATCCGATGTTTCGACTTAAATCAAAATAGCGCTCACATCTACAATTCGATCTTGCGTACCAATAGTACTGCTAACGTAGCTACTATCAACGATCCGACATTTGGCTTAACAAGCGGACTTCACGATTTAGAATTTGAACAATATGGCACAGGACATGCTATAGAGATTACCACACCTGGTACCTACACTTTAAATAGTATATTCTTTGGTGGTTACGGTGCTATCGCATCGGGTGACGCAGCCATATACAATAACTCGGGTGGTTCGGTTACTATAAACGTATCAGGTGGTAATACGCCAACTTATAGAAACGGCGCGGGTGCTTCAACTATAGTACAGAATAGCGTTTCGGTTAGTATAGATACAGTAGAGACCGACGGTTCTATTGAGGACGGAGTAAAGGTTTTACTATTTGTTAATGAAGCTGGGGGTTATCCTTATCAAGAAAGCATATCCATATCGTCTACCGGCACGGTGGCAACTGTGACACATACTGGTCACGGTCTATCAGACAATAATTACGTAATGATCCGAGGCGCTGATGTGTTCGGACAAGTTAATGGTATTCATCAAATAACCGTAACCGACGCTAATACGTATACCTACACTCTAGCGTCTGCTACTGGTGGAGGTGCCGAATCTGGTACTATTACCTCGACGTTCGTAGTACTTTACGGCACTAGTGCTGGTGGTAACGTATCAGGTTCAATCCCATATATATCACCACAGGCTGTGTCAGGAAGAGCTAGAAAATCGACCGGTGGACCGTATTTCAAATCATCACCGATCGTCGGTACATTAACCTCGACTGGGTTTACGTCAACTGTTACTATGGTAAGGGACGAATAATGAGTATACCGGACGGGCTGAGTAGACCTGTTATAGATCAGGTTATAGTAAGTAAGAATAATATTGAGGCTTTGCATCAGGCCATTAAGATTGAGAGGTTACGTATAGATAACCTTCTTAATGATATAGTGGGTCTGCAAAAGAAAATTTCTGTGCAGGACCAAGAGATAATACAGTTGAAGCAGCAGCTAGTTGTAATGACATATTCGTCTTTAGGTGGAAGCGCAACTAGTAAACGAGAAGAGCTATGACAGTTATAACCAAGTCTGAAAAAGGAAGTCCATTAACCCATAGTGAGATGGATAGTAATTTTCAAGAGCTTCGTGATATTCCTGATGGTCAGGTATTTCCCAAGGCTTCAAGTAAAGGTATTAAAATTGATACCCTTGCACCGGATTGGGGATGGCATGACATTCATGGGTACTTAACCATCGACGTCGGAGATCCTTTGGCTCCAAATAGGTCTGTATACAATGGATCTGTTAAGCAATGGCAATACGCTGAAAACGACGAAGGGACTTACGCCTTTCATCTACCTCACGACTATGCAATGGGTACAGATATTTACATGCACGTTCACTGGTCACTTAATAGTCCCAGTGTTATCGGTGGTACAGTAACATGGGCATTCGAAATGTTTTATGCGAAGGGTCATGGACAAGGCGTATTTGGGAATCCTAAAACTTATAGTATCGTTGGGGCAGCTAGTCCAACACAATATAGTCACGAGGTTACCGAAAGTGCGGTTTCAATCACTGGCGGATCAGGTACTCAATTGAATACCGCTGATCTCGAACCGGACTCGGTTCTAATTTGTAGGTTCTATCTTGACTCTAATGATATAACCGATAGTGTGGCTAAGCCAAATCCATTTGTACACTTTGTGGATATTCATTACCAAACAACTGGCATACCGACTAAGAACAAATCCCCAGACTTCTGGACATAATAAATGAGCTCTATATACGTAGATTCGGGTTATTATGGAACAGGGTATACCACAGATAACATTTATATCTTCTGGGATACCTTTGAGATTTTTGTTCCTAAATCGGCAATGACTCTCTTACAGATGTTCCCAGTCGAAATATATCAGCTGAATATTAACGATTTTCATCTTAAGTTACGTGCCATTGAAGATGACGTAATCGGTATAAGTTATCCGACTACTCACCGTTATATTGCACCGATCGAGATCGGAGGGGTTACGCTCTCAAGGGTAATGGAAGTACTATCCCCTTATACTATCACCTTCGAGGATGGTAAGTATGCGGTCAATATCGAAGGGGGTAACTCGAACCTTGCAGACGTTAACAATATTAATAACGTCGGCGTTCGAACTGCTAACTCAGCAGGTCTTCAAGATCTTGAGACATTAACTGCGGCCGCATATCAAAACGCAGTCCACGTACATACAGTTAAGGGCCAATCTGGTACCTCAGTACCGATTGGAACGCGCGAAAATCCGGTTAGTAACTACGATGATGCTCTCATTATTGCTGAATCTTTAGGCATTAGAACTATAGTGGTTATGGATTCAGTTACACTTAATACCGGATCCTTTATTGACGGTTACACCTTTTTAGGTGATAATCCAGTAACAACGATATTAACCTTAGAAGATGAATCTACCAATGTGACCAGCTGTGAATTTAAGAATCTTACGATACAAGGAATCCTAGATGGTTCAAATATTCTTAAAGAATGTACAGTACTAGATTTAAGTTACGTAAATGGATTTATTCATAACTGTGCTCTTGGGGGTAAGATCGACGTTAGCGGTGGTCAATTAACCCTATTAGATTGTTACTCAAATATAGCAGGTGGAGAACCAGGCCAATACGTTTCATTCGACATGGGTGGAGCTAATAACTCGTTGGCAGTGCGTAACTACTCGGGTGGATTCCATTTGAGTAACTACTCGGGTGGTACAGGTGCAATATCAATCGATATGTCCTCAGGTCGTGTTATCGTCGATGAGGATGTGACGGGAGGTAACGTCTATATTAGAGGGGTTGCTGAGGTCATAGATAATAGTACAGGTACAGCCACGACATTTGATCAAACAGTTAATAAGGCGATAAGTAGTATCTCCACTCCAGTAGCTACTATATCATACAAAGATATGATATTAATTGGTGAATTGTCAAAATAATTATTTCTATAAATAACATAAATTGAGGTATAATATGCCAGATAATAACAATATTAAATCAATTATTAGTGCATTAGCTCAGGGTAAAATGTCCGACGCTAATACAGCATTTAATGACGAAATGAGTGAGCTCATTAATACTAAGCTCGCTGATAGGAAAGTAGAAATCGCATCTCGCATGACGATTCGTCCTGAAGACTCCGAAGAGGATGAGGTAGACGAAATTGACTCAAGCGAGGATGATAACGAGGTATAAAAATGAAGCTCATATCTGAGTTCGTCGATCAGGATATACGGATCTTAACCGAATCGACTAAAGACGGTAAAAAAAGTTACGTCATCGAAGGTATCTTTATGATGGCTGATACGAAGAATCGTAACGGTCGCGTATATGAGTCTAAAGTTATGAAGCCCGCAATAGAAAAATATGTGCGGGAACAGGTTAACACAGGTCGTGCAGTAGGTGAGCTTAATCACCCTGACGGTCCTACTATTAACCTGGACAAAGTTTCACATCGCATTACTTCCTTAAAAATAGAAGGTAGTAATGTGGTAGGAAGAGCTCAGATTCTTGACACACCAATGGGTAAGATCGTACAAGGTCTCCTAGAAGGCGGTGTTAAGCTGGGCGTATCTAGTCGTGGTATGGGTAGTCTTGAGCATAGAGAATCCGCAGTATACGTAGGTAGCGATTTTCAACTGACGACAGTTGACATCGTACAAGATCCTAGCGCACCAGAAGCTTTCGTTAATGGGATTATGGAAGGGGTTGAATACGTGTGGGACAACGGAATTTTGAAAGCTCAACAAATTGAGGCTTATGAGACTGAAATCAAGAAGGCACGTGGTCCTCGGCAAATTGCCGAATCCCAGGCTCGGGTTTTTGCTGATTTTCTCTCTAAAATAAAACTATAAGGAGTGTCTAATGTCTGAAGAAATCGACATCTTGTCTGAGGAAGACATTGAGGCTATAGAAGAAGCGGGTATGCCAAAGAATCCTAAAGAGGAAGAAGCATCCGTCAATTCAGTTGATAAAGCCTCTAAGGTTGGAAAGAATCAAAAAGCTCGTAAAGGTGATAAACTTGCCGCTAAAGATGAGCCAGCTGATTCAAAAGACAAAAAATTCAAAAACAAAATGTGGGAAGATGCTGATTTCAGCGATGATCTAAATGCATTGGTTGATAGCGAAGAATCTCTCGACGAAGGGTTTAAAATTAAGGCAGCTACGATTTTCGAAGCAGTCCTAACTTCTAAACTTGAAGAAGAGGTTGCTCGTATTGAATCAGAGTATCAAGATCAGTTGAGCGAAGCAATCGAAGCCGCCACAACCGATTTAGAAGAAAAAGTCAATAGCTACCTAGGGTATGTTGTTGAGTCTTGGATGGAAGATAACGAACTGGCTATTGAAAACAATATCCGTACAGAAATTGCAGAAGGTTTCATGGAAAATCTGAAGCAGTTGTTCGTTGAGTCTTATATCGAAGTTCCTGAATCTAAGGTTGATTTGGTGGATGAGCTTGCTGACCACACCGTTGAGCTAGAAGAACAGCTTAACAAAGTAATGCAGGATAACATGAAGATCCAAGAAAGCTATAACGAACTTCAAGAATCAGTTCTTGAGATGAAGAAAGAAATGGCCTTGGCTGAAGCATGTGAAGATCTCTCCATTACTCAGGCTGAAAAGCTTGAAAAACTCGCTGAAGGTCTAGAAGCTTCTAATATCGAAACCTTTGAAACTAAAGTAGCTACTCTTAAAGAAGCATATTTCTCGGAGCGCGCGGCTAAGTTCGTCGCTGAAGAAACTGAAGTAGAAGCTACTGATGGCGAATCAATTGTAGAAGACGAACACCTATCCGATTGGATGGCTTCGATCTCTTCCGCTATTGCTCGCGGTTCTAAAAAGTAAAGTAATTACCTATACCAAGGAGAATACAAACTATGTTTGGTTCAGAAAAAATTATGGAGAAATGGTCTCCTATTATGGAACATGCGGATCTACCTAGAATCACTGATGGCTATCGTGCTGCAGTGACCGCGGTCGTTCTAGAAAACCAAGAAAAGGCCCTTCGTGAAGAGCGTATGGCTTTAAACGAAACGGCAGTTAACGCAACAGGTCCTGGTTCTGCAGGTTGGGATCCAGTATTGATCTCACTAGTACGTCGAGCTATGCCTAACCTCATCGCATACGATATTGCTGGTGTACAGCCTATGTCTGGTCCTACTGGCCTGATCTTCGCTATGCGTTCTAAGTACAATAGCCAAAATGGTGACGAGGCGCTGTTCAATGAAGCAAATACCGCGTTCTCTTCTACTACAGCTGGTAACGTACAAACTCACACTGGTGATTCTTCACTAGGTTCTGGTACAGTTACTGCGGGTGCATTTGTAACCGGCGCAACTTATGAGATCTTGACAGCTGGCGATACTGACTATACCGTAGTTGGTGCAGCTGATAGCAACGTTGGTACGGTCTTCGTAGCAACTGGCGCTGGTACTGGTACTGGTACTGCTGCTGAAACAGTAAGTGCGGGCTTCTCATCTGGTTCTGGTATGTCTACTGCAGACGCAGAGTCTCTAGGTACCGGTGGTGGTAATGAGTTTGGCGAAATGGCATTCTCAATCGAAAAAGCTACAGTTACTGCTAAGTCACGTGCATTGAAGGCTGAGTACACTATTGAATTAGCTCAAGACTTGAAGGCAATTCACGGTCTAGACGCTGAGTCAGAACTTGCTAACATCTTGTCTGCCGAAGTTCTAGCGGAGATGAACCGAGAGGTTATCCGTACTATCAACAGCAAGGCTAAGCTCGGCTGTCGTCAAGGTGACTTGTCTAACGCTGGTATCTTCGATCTTAATACTGATGCAGACGGTCGTTGGAGCGTTGAGAAGTATAAGGGTCTTATCGTTCAGTTGGATCGTGAAGCTAACGTTATCGCTAAAGAAACTCGTCGCGGTAAGGGTAACTTCATTATCTGTTCTTCTGACGTAGCTACAGCGTTGGCGGCTTCTGGTACATTGGATTACGCTCCAGCAATCTCAAGTGCATTACAGGTAGATGATACCGGTAACACTTACGCAGGTATGCTAATGGGTCGTATGAAGGTTTATATCGATCCGTATGCAACTGATAACTACATCACTGTTGGTTATCGCGGTTCTAACCCTTACGATGCTGGTATGTTCTACTGCCCATACGTTCCATTATCAATGGTTCGCGCGGTTGGTGAGAAAGACTTCCAGCCACGTATCGGGTTCAAGACTCGTTATGGTATGGTTGCTAACCCATTCGTTGGTCAACAGGCAGGTAATGATACTGGCGTTAACCGTCAGAACCAGTACTTCCGTATCTTCCGAGTAGATAATATCTTGGGTGAAGGTTGATCCTTAGGGGTTAATCATTAATCTTTGAGATTAATAAGAAAGAGCGACTTCGGTCGCTCTTTTTTTGTGGCATAAATAAGTGAAAGAACAAAGAGGTAACACTAATGCCGTACAAACCAGAAATCAGTCTTATAGACAAAAAATACCTTACCGAGAATCTAAACTTATTAAACGGTACCTCATTTAAGGTTGATATCAATAAAACGATTACTCCCAATCTCGAGTACTTTATCACGAGTGCCAATCTACCTGGTATCTCGGTAGCGGCTGCAATGCATCCAACAATGAACCGGAATCTAAAAATGCCCGGTGATAAAATTGAGTATATGCCACTCGAACTAGTATTTCTAGTTGATGAGAATATGAAGAACTGGCAAGAGATTTATGATTGGTTATTAGTCGAGGTTACTAGTAAAGATTCAATTCATGGTGATCTAAAGCACCGAGACTTAACCCTTACCATTATGAACAGTCACAACAATATTGGTAAGCAGATACAATTCGTCGATTGTTTCCCGACTGAGCTTTCCGGATTAGAATTTAATCTACAAAACACCGACGTGCAATATCTAACAGCAACGGTTACAATTGAGTATTCTTATTATAAAATAGTTGAGTGATTATGAATTTAGAGCAGATTATGAAAGAATGGCAGATTGATGCTGTCATTGATGAAATGGAACTAGGTGATGCATCTAGAAAAAGTGCCGTCTTACATGGCAAATATCTCATGGAGCTAAATATTGCAAAGATGCAGTTTAAGCAAAAAGAGATGGGTTTTAAACAGTTATTAAAAGATAAGCAATTGTGGTATGCGGGTAAGTTGGAAAAGGATACAATTGATGGTTATGGCTGGGAGTATGATCCTTATAATGGATTAGCAAAGCCTTTAAAATCGGATATGGATTATTGGTATGATGCAGATCCAGAGATCCAAGCGTATCAATTGAAGATCGAGCAGTTTAAGATAAAGGTAAATACAATCGAAGAGATTCTTAACATGATCAAATGGCGTCACACCCAAGTTAAGAATGCGATTGATTTCATGAAATTCACTAGTGGGATATAGGCATGAGCTCGGAAGCACTCATTGTAAGAAAGAAGAACCACGCTACACTGATCATAGATTGTAATCCCGGTGTGGGTTACGAACTTAGTGAGTTCTTCTGCTTTTTGGTACCCGGGTATAAATTTATGCCGGCATACCGTAATCGTGTTTGGGACGGCAAAATCAGGCTTTATAATCAACGTACAAAAGAACTACCCATTGGTCTATTTCCTTATCTAAACGAATTCGTTCAGGCTCGCGACTATCATGTTATAGTTGATCCGGCAGAATATTATGGTAGACCTGATGCAGAAAACGAAGAACGAATTGATCTAACAGATATAACCCTGACTGCTGGGGATAAGCTTATCAAACCTCGTGATTACCAGTTAGAAGCTGTTAATCATGCAATCGCCAAGGAACGATCGGTAATGCTTAGTCCTACCGCATCAGGTAAGTCGCTTATGATTTACTTGATTATTAGGCATCAATTAGAACAGTCCGATCATAAAGATATACTTGTTATTGTACCAACCACCTCTCTAGTAGAACAGTTAGCAAAAGACTTTGCAGATTACAGTCGCCTTGATGAAGGGTTTGACCCCGATGGATTGGTTCATAAGATCTATGGTGGTAAGGATAAGTACCTAGAGAAGAAGATTACTATCACCACCTGGCAGTCGATATACAAAGAACCTAAGGGATTCTATCAACGATTTAGTACTGTTATCGGAGACGAGTGTCATCATTTTAAAGCTAAATCGTTAACCAAAATTCTAGAGAATTGTACAGAGGCTAAATATAGATATGGATTCACTGGTACATTAGATGGAACAGACACACATAGATTAGTCTTAGAAGGTTTGTTCGGGCAAGTTCGTAAGGTCACTACTACAAAGAAATTGATGCAGGATAAGTCTGTTGCTCAATTGGATATCACATTGCTTCAGCTTAAGTATGATGATCCGGTTAGAAAAATGATGGCTAAATACACTTATCAAGAGGAAATCGATTTCTTGGTTACTCATGATAAAAGGAATAACTTTATAAAGAACCTTGCATGTTCTCAAGATGGTAATACCCTTGTGCTATTCAATCTGGTTGAAAAACACGGTAAGCCTTTATTCGAAGCGATTAAGGATAAGTTGAAGGATACTCGGAGAAAGGTGTTCTTTGTTAGTGGAGAGGTAGATGTTGAGGTTCGAGAGAATATCCGATCTATTACCGAAAAGGAAGATGGAGCAATTATTGTAGCAAGTCTTGGTACATTCTCAACTGGTATCAATATCAAAAATCTACATAATATAATATTTGCTGCACCATCCAAATCCCAAATTAAAGTACTTCAGTCAATTGGTCGAGGTCTTAGAATCGCGGATAATGGCCAAGAAACGAAACTCTTTGATATTGTAGATGATATGGGATGGAAGAAGAAAGCTAATTACACTCTCAATCATGCAAAGGAAAGGGTGAGCATATATGCCAAAGAATCCTTTAAATACAAAGTGATTGAGGTACCACTACATGAATCCTGATACGTTAAAACCAGCTCCGATCTTTGAGATTAAGTTGCAAAACGGTGAGACCTTGATATCTGAGATTCTAGATATAGACATCGAAGATACAACCATGATGTTATATTGGCCTCTTAAGGTCATAAACCGAACGGAAGGATCTTTCTTAAGTAGATGGTTTGTTTCTAATAAAGATCCTTGGATCCAATTGGAAAGGAATAAGATCATTGCTATTGGTGAATGTCTAGATGAGATGAAGACTAAGTATACGTTGTGCGTGATGCAATACAATGGTATGCTAGATGGTGATGTACCCGATCCTGATGCTGCTGATAACTTATATCATTGACCTCCGGTCAATCGACTACGTCGATGACATGATGGCTGTATCTGTATATTCAATCCTTCCTAGAAGTCTCTATAGTATCTATACCCGATGGGGGGACCCTAAACGAGGTTAATTTCACTTTCTCTTATGACATTTTGTCATAAGG